GATGCTTGGGGCTGATAGACTTTTGCCCAGAAAGCTTTTCCAGAGATCACTGCCATTGTTTTAAGTTCCTTCTATGAGTTTCAATCAGTGTCGTTTAGTTTCGGTACTACTTTTACTACTCGACTTCATGAGCACGATACTTGGCTCGCGAATCGATGTCAAGAAGTTTTTTTGGATGCTGCAAATTTTTTATCTCTTTAATGTAGCAATCCGATCTGACGATATACTCACTTCTTGAAAACTTTTCTCCCTTCTTATAAAGCTTGGCTGTCTTCAGATAATCTTCTCGACTATCGTAACCAACAATCCAACCCTTACTCCTATCTTTCATGATACGACAGAACACATAGTAATCGCACCGTTGATTAGGATTAAGAGCGGACAGATTTACTTCATAATAATCAGGGGGTTTGTGCGGTGTTGGCTTACTCTTAACTTCTAGCCGCGTACCGTCTTGTAAAATTATATCATACTCGTAGGTGTTATTGGTATCGCAGGTGAGATACTTAGCCACCATTACTTCACCAAGGAAACCATACTCGTTATGCTTTCCCTGTGTAATAGAGTTACGAAGCTGACCCATCTCCATAGACTTATCGAATGCAGACTTTCTCATCTCGTCTGTTATTTCAATCTCTATCATTAGTGTGTCTCAGCCCAGTTAAAACCAATCTTTGCTTCGCTATCCAGAGGACAGTTTACCGAAAGACTTTCTTCTGTTTGTTTTGTAGCCTGATGAGTGAGTTTGGAAAACTCTTCTGCATCTTTCAGGTGAACCTCAAACTGAACTTCATCGTGAACATTTGCTACGGGTTTAGCGTCAAGTCCTTTGACCTTAACCAATGACATTATCTGCGTCAACCAATCTTTACAGATTATAGCGCCCGCTCCCTGAAGAAGAGTGTTAACTGAAGAGTGAGAGCTACGAACATGAAGGTATCTTCCATCCAGAGCTTTCACTTTACTGGACCCTTCAGCTTCTTCCATCACTTCGTTTCTCCACTTCGAAAGCTTCGGCATCTTTTCAAGAAAGCTACCAATCAGTTTCTGTCCCTCTTCAAAATCTTTACCGACAATGCTTCCTATCTTTGCCGCTCCAGCGCCATATAAGAAGGCGTAGATAAAGGTCTTGGCATTGTCCCTAGTAGGTAGCCCAGCCATCTTCTGATTGGCTGTGTGAATGTCTCCCTCTAGTATCTCACGAGTATAGTCATCGTCTTTAATGTAGTGAGCTAGGCAGCGAAGTTCTAAACCAGAACTATCAGCACCAACCAATCTATAATTTTCTTTGTCTTCTACTGTCCAACAACTTCTGCACTCGGTTCCGTAGGGAGAGTAGACTGCTGGAACTTGAGCCATGTTAGGACTGTTGTGAGTCATTCGATTTGTAACTGCACCGATAGTTATAACTCTACCGTGAACGCGATTGGTTTTAGGATTGACTACCTTTAACCAAGAGTTGATCTGAGCCTCTCTCTTTTTCAAAAGCATATAACGAACTAGCTGCTTCGCTTCAGGAAGTTTACACTCTCCTAAAGTCTTTTCGTTTACGACAGGGTTTCCACTTTTCTCAGTAAATTCAGTAGGTTGCCAGCCACGTTTCATTAGTCGGTCAGATATTTGCTGTCGGCTTTGCGGGTTAAAAGGAACAATTTTATCTGGTATTCTTTTACGCGGTAAAATTGTAGGTTCAAAAGTTTCCTGCATTTCTTTTTCAATTTTGAATGACTCATCATTCAGTTCACATAGAAGAAGATTTGCTGCTTTTGTATCTATATAAAATCCATTATCTTCCTGAATGTTTATAGCTCTTCGAACTGCGTGTTCCAGATCGACGCTACGTTTAGAAAAGTCTGAGGCATGGTTTGAAAAATGAGTGTAGAGTTTTTCAGTAATGTCTACATCTCGTTTACAATAAGTCTCCATGCTTTCAGAGTAGCCTGACCAATCGTGAAAGTCGATCTTAGCCAAACCGAAACGCTCTCCCCATTCAGCGAGAGAGTGTCCCTTATCGATTATAGGATTGTGTAGCTGCGATAGCAGAAGCGTATCGACTACCTTACCGTAAGAGATATTTGATTCTAATAATCGATTGACGGTTGGTAGATCGAATGACATTCCATTATGCATGATGATCTTATCTGCACTCTGAAGATAAGGAACAAGCATACTAATGGGTTTGCCATTCGGTCCACCAAACACGACATGTGAGTTCGCGCCTACTTCTTTACAAACGGCGACGTGAATCACGCTAGCGTTTAGATCGTCCGTTTCTATATCAAGTACGATCTTTTTCATGATTAGTGCTGAGTGTACTCGTCAAACTTTTTATTGAACTCTTCATCTTCTTCTGACTTCAATTCAAGTTCTTGTTGTTTTGATATTTCATAATCCTGATACCAGTTTTCTCGAACCCAACGTGATCCGAATGACGTGTATAAAGTATTAGCTAGGTCATCCATCTTTCCCAGATCATCAAGTTCAAGGGTATAACATTCGGACATGTAACGTACACACTTCAGAAGATGATTAGTTACTTCTAACAGAAGTTCTTCTTCTTTCTGATTCAGCCTTGCCATTGTTTATTTTCTCCTCTTAAAGATTATCAATGTCAACTACAGGAGTGAAGTCTGTAGCCTGTGCTTGTTCATCCGTATCGGACGAACTGTCGTCACCATCAGGAAGTCCGTCAACTTCGAACTGCCTTCCGGTATTCCTATCATACTGAAGATAAGAAGCTGGTCCAGTATCTCCACTGAACCTGTTCTTCAGTACTCGTACCAATGTGGTGTTACGAACTTCAGCATTATCATTCTGAGAGTCTCGCTCTAAAGAGATAACCATGTCCGACAACTGAGCAATACCTGCACTGCCGCGAAGGTGAGAAAGAGATACAACACCTCCTTCTTCATGTCCATTGTTTTGTACTCGCTTCAGGTGAGTAACAACAGCAAGGTGAATATCGAGTTCCTGAACGAGCATACGAAGCTTCGTCATAACTTCGTCTAGTGCTCGACGTTCGTCACCCTGCTCACCAGCACTGACTACGATACTGACGTGATCCAGAAAGATAAACTTACATTCCAAACCCTTTGCCATATAGCGAACACGAGACACGAGTTTATCGATATCCCAAGAACCAAAGTGATCGAACAGAAAGACACGACGATCTAAAGATAGAGCATCGAATGATTCCCTAAACTCTTCATCACTATACTGACAGGTAGGAAGATGAAAAGGTTTGTTAGCGTGAATACCCATCAGTGCCAAGCCAGTGCGTTTCACACTCTCTTCAAGAAACATCATACCAACATTGTACTTAGTTGTATTGATGATATGATAAGCAATCTCTCGCATCGTAGTTGACTTACCTTGCCCAGTACCGGCAGCATAGGTACAAAGTTCACCCAACCTCATACCGTAACTCAGGTCTTGCAAACCTTCCCAAGGGTAGTCAACGGTAACAATCTCTTCTTTCGTTGAGAGATTGTCCCACATGTCAGTGAAGCAGATGATACCATCTGGAGCATAGATACGTTTGTTGTTCCAGAACTCATTCATAAACTGTTTGCTACGACCCTGCTTGAGATACTCATTAGGGTCTTTCAGTTCTGTAGTTAGAATAGAACATTTACCGGGAGCAAACAGTTCAGCTACATCGTTAGCTGCCTTACGTCCTGCATCATCGTTATCAAAACAAATAACAATTTCTTCGAACCTGTCGAGAAACTCAAAGCTACGCTTACATGACTTCAGAGCAGACTGAGCACCATTCTGTACAGATACGGCAGGATATCCACCGTTCATCTGATAAACAGATGCAGCGTCTAGTTCACCTTCACAAAGAGTGACCATCTTGCCACCGCCGTTAAAAAGATTCTGACCAAAGAGAGCAGAGTTAGAAGCGTTACCCTTCCAGTTAAAATCTTTTGTGTCTACGTGACGTTCTTTGACGGCAGTGATGTTTCCCTTCTTATCGTAGTAACGATAGTAATGAGAACTGATCTGACCGTTTGCTGATTGTTTCGACTCGATACCATACTTCTTCGCAACATCAACAGAGATGTTTCGATCATTCAAAGGAAGATACTGACCGGATGGTAAGGATGCAGCAGATATTGGTGTTACGTTATTTGTCGATACCGACACTTCAAACTCCTGTTTGTTCTGTTTAGAGGCAGGTATGTGATGACCACATTTATGACAATGACTGTGACCATCAGCGTAGTAGACATGAGCATCAGATGAACCGCACTCATCACATGCGCCACGATCTATTTCTGTAGAGTTGCCTTCTGGAAAGCTATCACTGTTCATGACAGCACTCCTCCTTTCTTCGATTGCGACCGGATGCTACCATAAAGCAGCTCGTCGGGGCTGTCAAGAAAAAAATTAGGTGCGACATTCCGCCGCACCCCTGTCGGTTTTTGCTTGACAGCGTTTTGGCGGCGGCGTTATAATCCGCTTCAGCGGTCGAACACAATAATGAAAATTATATTTATTCATCTGTATCGAAACAGCTTCGAAACAGTTTCGCTTACGGGTCCCACAGTGGGGAAGCAGATAGATATAGATAGGGAGACAGAATGAGAACTATCAAACTGTATACAACTCATGATGATTATCATGATTTATCTGAAGAATCTCAGAGCGGAAAGGGAAAGAAAGTAACTATTAAAAAGAAACAGTTATCCAATTTAGTAATGGATCATTCTAGATTAATAGCTATTCTCAGTTCATTTGGTGTTGTTATAGAGAACGGTAGTCCAGATGACGATGATGATTAATCTGAATAAAAAACATGATCATCTATCCAATCTACTATTGTCTTTTTCTTAGCCCAAAAAGGTGACGTGTAGACAGCGTGATAAAACAAACTATTTTTAAGACTGTCTATTCTTACTCCTTTGTTAATCATAATAGCAGCGTTCAGTGCATCAGCGTATGCTCTCTTGTCGGTGTACTTTTCTTTTATTCCGTCACACCAGTAAGAGAACTGACATTTGTGTTTGACAGGGTGGCCGGACTTGTGTCTTGGTCCCTGATGAACAACTTTACAAACAGTATTAGGAAACCTGTCACTCTTTACTCGGTTGATTATGACATTTCCTACTGCTAACTGACCTATGGTGGACTGAGAACGTGCCTCAAAATAGATGGCCTCTGCCATACATTTTGTCTGCTTTGCCTCTTCTGAACTACCGAGTGTAGCGAGAAGGGCTAGTACTGGAAGGCTAACATCCATTAGTGTACTTCACCTTTTTTCTTGTTGATAATTAGATACTGACCAAATGTTATTGGGCAAGTAAAATTATTATTTACTAGCGTTACAACTATCTGCCACTGACCAGATGAGTTAGAAAACAATCTCATAAGATTTCCACCCTCATCTATGCCAGCAACAGATATATCAGTCAGACCCTCATTCTCTAGATGAGATAAAATATTTTCAGTGGGAAAACATTTGAACGCTGGTCCTCTATCAAGAGACTGAGCATTTACTTTTGTTAGACTAAAACAAAAAACTAATACTAAACTAATCAACATTATTCTAATTGATTTATACATCTTTCTATTCCTTTTAAATATTTACTCATTGATTATATCACACTCTGCTTCAGTCTCTATCCACACCTTTGCACCGCAGGATAGAGGTTTATCTGGGCTGTATATAATCTCACATGGTCCATTGACACGAACTCTTGTACCATAGACATTATCCTTATACGTTTTTACTGTGATCACAGGCTCTCTTTCGCCTGTCTTTGCGTTTCTTTTAATCACATGTTGATTAATATGAACACGTTTCTTCATTTACTTTCTCCTGAAAAACGATAACTGGCTCTGAAAATGGATATTTCTGCCGTTCATCTATGAAAAACGAACTATGAACACATTTCTTCATTTACTTTCTCCATTGTAAACCATTCTGGGACTTCACGATTTGTCCAAACATTCATAGGCCGACCAGCCTTATCTAATTGTTTGGCTTTGTTGTAGTAATTTCTGTAGCCCTCTATAGGATCATTCTTTACCTCACATATTTCTTGATATTCACCGAAGCACTGTGGTGGTGTTGTTAAAGAACCCTCTGGAATATTCTTTGGAAGAGACAAAAGATTAGCAACAATTCCATCGATCTGAGTACCATGCAGTGTGCCTCTTCTGTGTGTAAACTCCCAACATAATTCCATCAGAAGAACAGATAGCCAAGAATAATTTCCTGATGTCTCTCGTACCCATACAGCACAAGGATGACCGATATGTGCTACCAAATAGAACGGACACTGATAGCGATCAGTAGACCTGTTCTTAGGTTCAAGCACACCAAACTCATCATACACATCTCCCTTCAAATGCATGTGCTTGAAGTTATCTTTGATGTTCCATGTCTTATCCTTCTTAGAATAAATCCATTTAGAAACAACACGTTCTTCGCCATCCAGTACACGGTGAGCAGTGGATAACAACTGAGCATACTCGACAATCATCTTGACTACATGCCTATCGTTATGCATCTGAGCACAGACATGCTGAGTAGAATCTAGATAGAATATATTCATTTCTTTACTATCCTTAAAGTTTTTGAAGCCGGTGAATAGGTAAAAGATGTACCACTTTTAATCTTCAACCGTTCTGATTTATCATCGGCAAAAAAATCTTTATTTAT